TGTGTCCAGGTATGGGTACAAACAAAATCGTAGCAGCTCAGAAGAGTAATTTATTCTTCGGGACCGGCTTGTTGTCTGACTACAATACTACACAAGTAATCGACATGGCAAACATTGATGGTTCACAAAACTATCGTATTGTAATGAGATTTACTTCTGGTGTACAATTCGGTGTTGGACAAGATATCGTTTACTACGGAGCATACTAATATTAACTAACAAAACTAAAACAAAGTATCATGCCATGTAATTTATCAGCGGGAAGACAGGAAGTTTGTAAAGAATCAATTGGTGGTATCCAAGGGGTTTACTTTATTAACTATGTAACCGGGTCTTTCACTAAAAACGTAAGCGGTGAAGTAACTGCAGTACCATCAGGTAGTGTGTTATATTTTTACACTTTAAAAGGGTCAAGCGCATATACTGAAACTGTTACCACTTCAAGAGATAATGGAACTACATTTTTTTCACAAGAATTAATTCTAAACTTAAAGAAGTTAACAAACGAGATGACTACTCAATTAAAGCTTATGGCTTATGGTCGTCCTCAAATTATCGTTTGGACAAATAACGGAGATGCATTATTAGTTGGTGAACAATTAGGAGCAGATGTAACCGCAGGTACAATTTCTACTGGAGCAGCATTGGGTGACCTTTATGGTTATTCAGTAACGTTCACAGGTATGGAAAAATTACCAGCAGCATTTATTTCTGGAAGTACAACAGCTAACGCATTAGGTGGTCTAACTGCAAACTATTCAATAGTTACCGGTTCAGCTGCTTAATCAGTATTAACATTAAAAATATTAACCCTCTACTTAAAACGTAGGGGGTTTTTTATTTTAACTATTATTAGATAATTATTTGTTATTATTAGATACAGACAAGATAAACAATACTTAATGCTAGCATATTACATATCTCAATCAAACGCATATACATTTAGAACTCAGCCTACTGGCTCCAATGAGTTTACAATGTCATTACAAGACATGTATACTTTACAAAACTTTACAATGTCAATGGCAAGTATGTCTTATAGCCCATACGAATCATTTGTAGCATTTACAGGAAGTATTAGTGGGTCATATGTTGCTGCTGAATATAGAGCAACTCTTTACAATCAAGGTGTAGGAAGTAATCCAGGCAATGCAACAGGCAATGCAATATGGCAAGGTTCAATCCAAGTATATGCATCACAATCAATAGACAAATCGGTATACGAAAACCAAATACCTCCAATAACTTCACACGCTAGTGAAAACAGATACATAATTTTGACTTAATATGAAACAACAACAAAAATTCTCCATCGTTAATGTAAATAATAATCAGCTTCCTATTATAACGGAAGATGCTAAAACACGATATAATTGGATTCCATTCGGTGTTTATGGGCACGATGATTTCTTTGATGCAGTAACAATGACTTATAATGTAAGTACGACTAACTCAGCATGCGTAGAAGGTATCGCTGACTTAATATATGGTAAAGGTGTATACTCTAAAGATAAAGCATTCAATGATATATTACAAAAGTTAATTCCACAAGAAGAAACTAAGAGAGTATCATTTGATTTAAAGTTGTATGGCAATGGTGCGTATCAAGTATATTGGAATGACGAACATACAAAGGTAATTAAATTCTATCACGTACCTGTTCAATATTTAAGAGCAGAGAAGTTAGATTCACATCCTAGAATAGAAAACTATTTTTATTGTACTGATTGGAATGACCAAAGAAAGATTAAAAACAAAAAGAAAATACCTGCATTTGGTACTTCTAATGAGAAGTGTGAAATACTTTACATTAAACATTACTCACCAGGTTTATATTATTACTCATTACCTGATTGGGTTGCAGCAATGCAATTCGCAGTAACGGAAGGTGAGATTAGTAACCTACATTTAAATAATATTACAAATGGTTTCTTGCCGGCAGTAATGTTAAACTTTAATAATGGTGTACCTGCTCCTGAAGAAAGAGAAACAATTGAAGATTTAGTTCAAGCTAAATTTACAGGAACAGATAACGCAGGTAGATTTATGTTATCATTTAACGATGACCCTGCAACTAAACCTACGATTGATATTATTGACATACCTAATCTACATGAGAAGTATGATTATGTAGCAACATACACACAAGATAGAATACTTGTAGCACATAGAGTAACCTCTCCTTTATTATTTGGTATAAGAACCACAAATAATGGATTTAGTTCTCAATCAGAAGAAATGAAAACTGCATTTAGTATCTTGCAAACAATGACTATCTCTCCATTCCAAAACCTAATCTTAAATAGTTTAGATATGGCATTGACAGAAGGTGGATATGATAATATGGAATTATACTTTGAACAATTAACTCCGTTAGTTTTATTATCACAAACTGCAGAAGAAACAGGTAAAACAATTGCACAAGTTGAAGATGAAACTAATAAGTCTATGGAAAATCCTGCAACACAAGAAAACCCAGGAGACCAAACAACACAAGATGCTGAATTAGAAAGTGAACCAGTACCTAATGTTAGTTTTTCTATGTTAGAAGTGAATAGTAGAGATTATGAAATATTTGGTAAATCAAAATTAATTTCGTAAATTATAGTATGGAAAACTGGAAACAAATAGATGATAGATATGAAGTAAGTGATACAGGATTGGTAAGAAATTATCAAACAGGTAGGATACTAAAGCAACAAGAAAATCAAAGAGGACAATTAACTGTATTATTATCAGACAATGGTAATGATAAAAGAATTTTAGTAAGTAGATTAGTTGCTAAATCGTTTATATCTAATCCAAATAATTTACCAGTTGTTATGCATATGGATGATAATACATATAATAATGTTGTAAGTAATTTAAAGTGGGGAACACAGCAAGATAATATAGATGATATGTATAATAAAGGTAGAAGTAAAAGAATATTAACTAATTTGGATGTTGTAAACATAAGAGCAATGCATCCATTAAAATCTTATAAACAGATAGCAGATATCTATAATGTTTCAAAATCTGCAATTGCTCCTATTATTCAAAATAAAAGATATAAAACAATATAACCATGTACGCACTTTTCATAAATCGTAATGACGTGATAAAAAATACTCCATTGCAAGGGGCCGTCGACGCAGATGCTTTATTACCATTCGTTAGAACTGCTCAAGATAAATACTTAAAGAATCTTTTAGGTACTATTCTATTTGATTATTTACAGGCACAAATCATTGCAAACAATGTGGACAACTTGTCAATATATTATCAAGACCTATTAGATGACTATGTTAAAAATACATTGATGTGGTATTCTTGTGTTGAATATATTCCTTTTAGTTCAGTTCAGTTTAAATCTAATGGTAGTATCAAACAACAAAGTGAACAAGGTATTGCACCTTCTAAAAGTGAAATAGATTATTTATTAGCTAAGGCACAGAATAACGCTGACTATTATGCATTAAGATTACAAAACTATCTAATTGCATATTCAAACAACATACCTCAATACTTACAATCAATAGGTAACCAAACTCAAATTTATCCTGACCAATCGAATCAATATTTCGGTGGTATACAATTATAATAACAATGAGTGCATTAGTAACAAATACAAATGTAAATTATACAAATTATTACAATTTGATTAATTTCTTTGCAGAGTATATGGCACAACACCCATCTATTACCTCAGTATCAACCGAAGAGATTGATGAGTTTGATAAGAGAGAGTTTCCTGCATACCCTGTTGCTAATGTTATAATACCATCAACTAGATTTGCAAGTAGTACAACTGATTATGAAATACAAATAATCGTTGCTGATAAGATTAAGGATAATAATAATGAAAGTGATGATAGAACTAATCAGCAAACTATTCCTTATTACGGCGTTAATGATTTGATGGATATTTGGTCAAACACACTTGCAATTGTAAATGACATAACTTCTTTTATTCAAAGAGGAGTTACTAACTTTGATATTACAGGTGCAATTAATTGTAAACAATTTGAAGAAAGATTTGATAACGGATTAGCAGGATGGGTAGTAACTTTTACTTTAACAACACACAACGACAAGAATCGTTGTCTATTTGAATTATATCCTAATTAATATGTCAACACCAATAATATCTAACACAGGCACTAACTACACACTTTATTATAATGTAGTTAATTATTTTAGAACAATAATGTCTAATCACCCTTCTATTCAAGCGGTAACATTAGGAGACATTGCAGAATTTGATGATAAAGAATTTACTGAATATCCAATTGGTAATTTACAAATATTAGAATCTGACTTTGGCACATCTGTTACTAATTTTAGAGTTCAACTAATGGTTGCTGATAAAGTAAAGAATAAAGATAACGAATCTAATCCTACAAATAACGAACAAACAATTCCTTTTTACCAAGTCAATGATAAAATAGACATATTCGCAAATACACTTGCAATCCTGAACGATTTAACTTCTTACACACAAAGAGGTGTCCAGAATTTTGAAATCAATGAGGACATTATATGCACCCCTTTTGCGGATAGGTTTGATAATGGTCTTGCGGGTTGGACTGCAGAGTTTACTCTTACAACTCACAATGATAAAAATCGTTGTCTTTTTTTTTTAGTAATAGCTAATGAACAAGGATTTATAATTGAAGATTGTTTAACTAGTCAAAGATATAAAGCTATATTAGACCCAGGACAATATACATCTACCGTTGGTGGAGTATTTTCTACATTGAAATCACCAGGTCTATCAAATACATATGGTAACTTAGTGTGTTATACTATTGTAGAACCAATATCGGATGATGATTGGAATTTTGTAAATCTTCCAATACTTCAACCAGGAATAATTCAAACTTGCCAATTGTGTAATTTATGGATTAATCCAAAAGTTTGGTCTACAACACCAGCAGCATGGAGTGGAGCTGAT